AGGCATTGGAGATGAATATAAAGGAAATTCATGTCCAAGGCGACAGTCAGCTTGTTATCAATCAAATGACCGGAAAATATAAGTGTAATTCTCCAAACCTACTTGATCTATATGACACCGCAAGGGCACTAGAAAAAGGGTTCGTTAAGGTACACTACGAGCACATATTAAGAAATTTTAATAAGCGGGCGGACGAGTTGTCTAATATTGCGGTGAAAGATTACACGCCAAATAGACCCGCCGCTTAATACTCTAATAACTGCATATTTAACGTTTGTCTGGGTTTGTACTTTAAAATATCTAACTCTTTTTGTGTTGTCGGGAATTCATTTGTGCCATAAATGTCCTGTAACATGAGCCATTCAAATAGCCCGCCCGTGTAAATGTATACATTATAAAACCCTAGCGAAACTAGCTGCTTGTATTTGTCATATACCGTTTCGTCGTTACAATTCCGACCATAAATGACTATTTTTACGTTCTTGCGGTTTGTCTTAATAAAAGTATTGATAAGTTCAGCCTCTTTATGAATATTAACGGTATTCGGAAGTAGGCACCCTTGTTCTGATTCTTGCAGTGTGTTAATTAATTTATTTGCTTCTGCGTTTTTTATTACATATTGAATATCTTCATAATTAATTTTTTGGATTGATTGAGAATTTCCCATACTATATCATTTAACTAATTTTTTAAATATTATAGCACGCATATATTTAAAAAATAAATTTATTGATAACATTGGTTACCTAAACAGCAGTTTATCAACCGTTGTTCTCACGCAAAATATCCGATGTAATATGATCCCAGAAACAAATAATATCAATAATACACTAGAAAAGCGATAGGCCGGCACAAGAAAATGAATAATGTAGGCCGCAATAATGGTTAGTAAAACGTCTACAATGGCTATATTAAATATTCGTATGGAATGAGCTCCCTCTCCGACCTTGCCCAAAATATCCTTGTATTCACACAGCATATATTACATATATAATGTTTTTTCAAATTATATATGTTTGTATGTCAAATTTGTTATTAATTTTGTTATTAATTTTTTACAAAAGACTTATCAGGATTAATGAAACTGGACAACAATCTCAACCTCCTCCTTCTTAATGCTTTTTATGGCAGAAATAGACAGCTCCTCTCTCTTCTTCCGAGTTTTGGCATGTTCGGCTATAGTTTCCTTTCTCTTTGATGTGCTATTACGACTATTCATGTCTTGCTCAATTGTATCGTAATTCTCTTCAATATATTCAATTACCTTATTTTCAATTGCCCACTTGAAGAAATTCAGCTGGCCAATGGTAGTTTCTATACATGTACCATTTTTATAAGGTACACTTATTCTATCCCAGCGACAAAAGGGGTCAAATCGCTTTTTAGAATAGGCCTTCAACTTGAGTTTGTAATCAAAATAAACCTTGAACCGAATTAGGTGCCCGTTGGAATCTTCAATTGGATAGAGAGTATAATATTTCTTGGCATAATTTGTAGCAAACCAATCTACAATTCGCAGTGAAATTTTTGACTCACCTGTAATAATCTTTAGCATTCTACTAAGGCGATTATCCGTTTTGTAGAACTCCAAAAGGTTGTTTAGTAATAATTCATTTTGCGTAGTATAATTTGCAACCGCACTCATTATGTAAAATGTTTGAATTTTATTTAAGTCGTTTGTGAAAAATACTATTTATTTTGGAAAATAAAAACTAATTATATTATATATAAATGCGAGACTTTGTAGCATCGTTTTTTGGCCCTTTGAGCAAGCAATCGTGTGGTTACTTTCTGATATTATCTATGCTCTTCTTCGCAGTTTTGGTACTCACGCTATTTGCGGATTTGTTCTTTATACTAAAGAATTTCCGGAAACTTAACTACAAGCACATTCAGAACGGCACCCTAATCGGGTTTAATCTATTTGTCGCGTACTTTGTGAACCGATTAATGTACACTATGTGCGCTAAATCCCTCATCTAATGGGACCATCTAAGCGTGCTTTGCGGTTGCCCGATTCTCTCCCTGTGTCGTGTTAACCGGTTTTAAAAACTGGTCTCGTATTGAGATGTCGTTGACGTAACTACTTTCCCCTAAAAATGGGTTGAACCCAATTTGCTGAATCATATCCCTTCCAGCAATCTTAGTATCCAACTCCTCCCGTTTGTTGGAGGACTTAAACCCAGCTCCAGCGCCGGCCTGCGTTTGATTCAATATGTCCCACGTATTTTCATCATGGTTTAGTGCGGATGAAAATGCCGCGGAGTCCATATCTTTGCTAAACTGTTTATTCTCTAATTCTTGGACATGTTTTAAACGCCGGGATCTTTCGTATGGTTCGCCTTTAGTCCATTTCCATTCCATCTTAATAATATACATAAATCGTATTTTATATTATTAACAATCTAACTTATTGCATTTGCTTTATAATGTTTAGCTGTTTGGTAAACAGGAATTTTTCGTCTGTTCTTCGCCGTCGTTTTAAATTACATTCAAGGCACGCCAGGTGGAAGTTTGTTAGGTTATGCCCCAAATCATTGTTAATCCGGTCAACCGACCATTGGCGACTTTCTCTCGAAATGTCATATATAACATCCATTTCTCCCCGGCAGTATCGGCACTTCAACTCACATTCAACCATTTTAAGGATCACCGACTCCAGTGTTAAAAATTGGACCTCGTCATACCGCTTTTTTATCCTGTCTTGTTGTTTATACCCAGATATCTTTTTATTAATCTCTTGAATCGCAATTTTTGACACATCATCATTTGCGGTGTGGTGAAACTCATTATTAAATATATTCTTTACCATTTGCAGCTGGTTCAAATATTCAAAGTTTTCCGCTGAAAAGCTCCACTTCTCGGACTGAACCCGCTTTTTTGCTATTTTTGGCGCGCCAGGTTCATTAGTTAAACTTTTAATTTGGCGTTTGTTATGTGTTCCTGATATACTTATTATTTTTGAGGTATCTTCCATATATGGTATGAGATATAATATATTTGGGGTCTAAACTGATATAAACCTTTCCAATAAATATATATTTTGCGAAAATAGGTTAAACTCAACTCCACATATTACTATATAAGTACAATGGAAGAATTACCCACTAACGGCGACGAGTGTCACGAACTAAAAAATATTAAATATAAGACAATGCTATTAAATGGTGCGCCAACAAATGAAACAAAATCTTCTAATGACATGTCAAATCTTGAAAAGTTTCTTGAGGCGGAAAAGACGAATAATGGAAATGAACCGTGGTGCAAATTAAACAAGACAAGTAAAATCAAAAAGTTAAGCGAGTATGTTGAAAACTATAGCAAGACAAATAGCTTAGACGAGGAGGAGGTAAAACACCTTACCGCATTTTTAAAAGATAGTTTAGATAAGAAAAGGTTGTCACGAGTGAAGGATGTTATTTATGACAAGGTCGCCGGATTGATAAAGGATGTTCCTGCTCTCGCATATAACAAATCAACACGACATTTCACATTAAAAAACATTGACAAGCGAGTTTCTACATTAAAGTCGCTTGCGCCAAAAAAGGGGTCGGTGACACCCCGCGGTAAATCTACCTCATCAGGCAGCAAGTCATCTACTGCTGCTGCCGAGTCTGCCGAAAAATAAATGCTGATGAGGCTCCCTTTTAAGTGTATTGTGTTTAATATAATTTGCCAATTATATTAAAAACATTAAAGCTACTATATATAGCAATATAGAATCATGTTAATTTCTGAATTAGAAGACCTATCCGATAGTATAGAATCGTTAATATTTGAAGACGAGCCAACCATATTTACGGATGAGTATGCGGTGGACTTTGTTGAAGCCGCGCTACAATTAATGGGTGAATATGTGGAACTACATCCACAGTCTATTTTTGATCCAGACTTTCATGATACCTTATTAGAAGAAACTAAAGAGCTTTTATATATTCAAATGGAAGATCATATTAATGCTGACAATGGCTATGATATTGAAGACGACATGGATGATATTCTTGATGATGCCCTGACTATTTTTTTATCCACGTTTTACCCCGACAAATTACGCGCTATAAATACCGATGAAGAAATATGCGATATTGAACAGAAAATACAGCGATTGCGAGACACACCACAGCCCGTTCAACGAACCCCCGAGTGGTATCAGTTTCGGTGGAATCTAATTACGGCCAGCAACGCATGGAAGGCATTTGAGACGCAGTCCAGCATTAATCAACTGATTTACGAAAAATGCCAGCCATTAAAATCCGCAGACGATGATCAGGAGGAGGAAGTCAAAATGATTAATGTAAATTCGCCGATGCATTGGGGGCAGAAATATGAGCCTTTAACAGTCATGGTCTATGAGCACAATTATAATACAACTGTGGAGGATTTTGGATGCATTCAACACCCCGTTTACTCGTTTGTGGGCGCATCCCCCGATGGCATTGTTGTTAATCACGACTCTGACCGATTCGGGCGAATGTTGGAAATTAAAAATGTCGTTAGTCGTGAGATCAATGGTATCCCCAAGAAAGAATATTGGACGCAAATGCAGCTTCAGATGGAGGTGTGTGGCCTTGACGAGTGTGATTTCTTGGAAACAAAATTTACAGAGTACCCAGACGAGGCGTCGTTTCAAGCAGACACAAGGGTTAACGATTGTGGAGAGCCTGAATTTATGATATCGGCCGATAATAAGACAAAGGGGATCATTTTGTACTTCAATACGAAAGAGGGCGCGCCATTTTATAGTTATAAACCACTTGATATTGTTAGTCCCGATGATATACATAAGTGGGAAGAAACCGAACTTGGCAAATACGAATCGCCACAATATAATTATACTTTTTTGAAATTTATTTACTGGAAACTTGAAGTGTTAAGCTGCGTTCTTGTATCTCGCGATCGCAATTGGTTTAAAAATAATATTCAACAGCTGGAGAAAGTGTGGAAGATTATTGAAGAAGAGAGAGTGACTGGTTACGCTCACAGGGCACCCAACAAGAAACAACGAAAAGAGCCCACCAAACCGTTTGTTGATCAACCAGCCCAGGGGTGTTTATTGTATTTTACCAAGGTCATCAAGGTAGATACAAGCGGGACATAAGAACAGGAACAAGAAAAGGATGGCTGAAAATTAATACAAGATATTCTGCATATCAGTTCTAAATGGCATCATGTTTATCTGTGTATCAAAATATCCTACGCGCGTTCCGTTGTTGGGATTTAGTGGCGGTAGCGGGGTCACAATATTGCTACGCGGTTTATCGTCGTGATACAATGCGCCGCACACGGAGGCCGGCATACACCTTCCTATATCGGGGTTTTTCGGATACCTGATATTATTTGTTTCTTGTACATAAGAACCTACCGGGAATACAGGATAATACTGCCAAATATCATTTGCGGTGTCATTTGACAGTTGATTCTTGCCAATTGGGGGGTACGTGTCCTGAACCAAAACACGTGTTTGCGCACCCGGAACATCCCCCATTGCGCCGGCTAAAGTATAATTGGAATATCCCTCTGATTTTCTTAGAGAAAAGACCTTATTATACACAAAAGGTAGCCCTAAAGACAATACTAAAATAAGAAATAAGAATAGAGATTGGTGCATATATATATATCTTGTAGATAATTTATTTAGATAAGGTGTCTATCTAAATAAATTAGGTAAATTATATAATTTATATAAAGTATTTTGGGTGTGAAATTGTTGGATAAAGGGTTTAAAACTATCACGCGTTTTTAATCTAACAACAACCATGGACAGTTCTTCTGAGATGAGAGTAACTAAGCGCGACGGAATATTGCAAGATGTATCGTTTGATAAAATTCTGGATCGGGTCAAAAAACTAGGACATGAAGCCGGGATCAGCATCAATTATTCTTCTCTCGTTATGAAAGTAATTGACCAATTATACGACAAGATTCCTACATCAAAGATAGACGAGTTGGCCGCAGAACAGTGTGCGTCTTTGTCTACGAATCATCCGGATTATGCCGCGCTAGGCGCCCGTATTAGCATTTCAAACCATCAAAAGAACACAAATCCATCCTTTGTGAAGGTTGTCAATGATTTATATAATTTTAAGAATATTCATGGTAAAACAAAGCCTCTCGTTTCAGATGGATTATACATTTTTACCAACAAATTTGGTGAACAGATTGAAGCCATGATTGATCACAATCGCGATTATTTAATAGACTATTTTGGGTTCAAGACGCTTGAAAAGGCATATCTATTTAAAACGAACGATGTTGTAATTGAGCGTCCGCAGCATATGTGGATGCGCGTTGCGATTGGAATTCACGGTGAATCACAGCATGGACACGACGACGAACGCTTGCGATTGGTTCAGGAGTCGTACGATTTGATGTCTCAAAAATATTTTACTCACGCAACACCGACATTGTTTAACGCAGGAACCCCCAGGCCGCAGTTATCTAGTTGCTATTTAATTGCCATGGAGGATGACAGCATTGACGGCATTTACAATACACTTAAGGACTGCGCCTCCATTTCTAAGTATTCCGGTGGAATCGGACTGCATATTCATAATATTCGCGCAAAGGGATCTTTTATTCAAGGAACGAATGGACGAACGGATGGCCTTGTGCCAATGCTTCGCGTGTTCAATAGTACAGCGCGTTATGTGAACCAGTCTGGGAAAAGAAACGGCTCATTCGCAATATACTTGGAGCCATGGCATACGGACATTGACGATTTTCTGGAACTAAAGAAGAATCACGGTGACGAAGAATTGAAGGCACGCGATCTCTTTTATGCACTTTGGATTTCCGATCTTTTTATGGAACGCGTCAAGGATAGTGCGAAATGGTCGTTATTTTGCCCGAATGAGTGCGGGGGGCTCTCTGATGTGCACGGCGACGCATTTAAAGAGTTGTATACAAAATACGAGTCTGAAGGACGAGCGCGAAAAACCGTGAATGCTCGCGATTTATGGTTCCGAATTTTAGATGCGCAAATGGAGACGGGAACGCCCTATTTACTGTTTAAGGATGCGGCAAATAAAAAATCCAATCAGCAAAACCTCGGCACCATTAAGAGCTCAAATTTGTGTACTGAAATTATAGAGTATTCCGACGAACATGAGACCGCTGTATGCAACCTGGCGTCTATTGCGCTTCCCACTTTTGTTGATCCAGTCACAAAACAGTTTGACTATGCGAAATTACACGCAGTGACAAAGGTGGTAACTAATAATTTAAACCGCGTGATTGACATCAATTTTTATCCGACGACGAAGACCATGCGCAGTAATTTGCGGCATAGACCTATTGGCATTGGAGTTCAGGGGCTGGCAGACGCATTTGTTTTAATGGACATCCCATTTCATTCAGATGCGGCGATCCAAGTTAACAAACTGATATTTGAGACAATCTATCATGGTGCACTGGAAAAAAGCAATGAAATTTCTATTGCGCGCCGTTCGCATATTCGTCACATATTAAATGACAACAATCGTAGAGCAGATTTGGTGAATTATTTGAATGAATATGATAGTCAGCTACTATCGGCGCCCGATGACCGCCATGTTGGTGCATACAGTTCATTTAATGGATCTCCCACTTCAAACGGAATTCTTCAATTTGATGCCTGGAACGTGTCTCCTAGTGACCGATACGACTGGACGGCCCTTAAACAGTCCATTATGGAGGACGGAATTCGCAATTCCTTGCTTGTTGCTCCAATGCCAACCGCATCCACGTCGCAGATTCTCGGGTACAATGAATGCTTTGAGCCATTTACGAGCAACTTGTACTCGCGCAGAACATTGGCCGGCGAGTTTGTGGTCGTTAACAAATATTTAATGAAGGAGCTCATTGCGATGGGGCTTTGGAACGAGCAAGTTAAAAATAACATTATTGCCAATAAGGGGTCTATTCAACAATTGACCGTTTTACCTGAGCATATTCGGAACAAGTACAAGATTGTCTGGGAGATTCCTATGAAACACCTGATTGACATGTCCGCAGATCGCGGTGCATTTATCTGTCAAAGTCAGAGCTTGAATCTCTGGTTAGAAGACCCCACTTATAGTACGCTAACTAGTATGCATTTTTATTCGTGGAAAAAGGGGCTGAAAACAGGCATTTACTACTTGCGAAGGAAGGCGAAACATCAGGCGCAACAATTTACGATTGAACCTGAGCTGAATGGGTCACACAATAACAACGAGGCAGAAGAAATATGTGAAATGTGCTCTGCCTAAAATTTTATATCATATAAAAAATATTTACATGATACAAAATTACAACTATCTATATCTACTATCTATATCTACTGCGACGACTAAAGTGCGTTGCGCGCCCGGATCAACTGTTTATATTTATTACACATCTCATTCAGGTCTACATTTCCCGTCATCATCACATAACACCTGAGAGTCACGAGAATATCTGTTAGCGAGTTGTGCAGATTATTTGGTATTGTCCGGAACAGTTTTTGATGCAACTCAATTAACTTTGGAAATTTATTGTATTCTTTACCCAGCTTAGTCACGGCCTTAATTGCGCACAAGTCTA